TTAGATCGATACCAAAGAGAATGACTTTTCCATATATTCACTGCTGTTTTTTGCTATTACATAGCCTTGCTTACCATACCAAGATATTAGCCACTGGGTATCTATCGTATGATCAAACGCTCGAGCTTCAAGTCGTATACCTAAACAACCACGTGACCTTGCTTGACACTCCGCATATTTCACTAACTTTTCACCAACTCCTTTAGATCTATGATCAGGCAAAACATAAACCTCATAAATGAAATCGAGATCCTCTGGACGCTTTCCGATGTCAAGTGATAAAAGACCTACCTCGTTACCGTCCAATTTAGCAATGCACTCTAAAGATCTACCAGTACTAGCTCGCTTCACACGGTAACGAAGAGTTTCATCTTTTACATCTTCGAAAGTTTCAATTTGATGAATTTCCAACACTAAAACTCCTCTCAGTACGATAACTGTCTAACATTTTATTATGCGAACTTCTTTCGTCTATCAGTATTTAATCAAAGATATACGAAGAAAATAAACAAGAAGATATCGTATGTTACCAAATTAAATTCACTATCTTGACCTCTAAACGTAACAAAAATCAGCACGCAAGTATGCCTATCAATGCACATTACTGCTTACAGAGCGCAATACTGTGCAAAAAGGATACGAAATCATAGCTTTACAGAATGTAACTTTAATCAAAAGCACTTGAGTTCAACACTCACAAAGAGTGTCGTTCTTGTTCTAACAATAAAATGGAGGGTAATGGAACATGAGAGAGTCATGCAGATTAACGGGGGGGATTCTATTCACTGTATCGAAACTCACTTATCTATGGGATGTTTAACGCAGCTTTACGGTTTAACCTTATACTCTTTTATCAATATATACCCACCAGACCCTTTACCACCGTTAAACGTGTCATAAACAGAACCGCCAGCACCACCCCCACCATTACCATGTCCGGTTGCATTTTTACCGTTTTGAAAGCTAGTATCTCCGTTATAATAACCGCCATTACCGCCTCGGCCACCGTAGTAGTTGCCACCACCGCCACCGCCGGAACAATTAGCCCCACTAGCAACACTTGCCCCCGCAGAGCCCCCGAAACCACCTGCAGATGCCAAACCTTTATATGTACCACCACCGCCACCACCGTCAGGTGAACCGCCACTTTTAGCCGATACGCTACCATTAACAGAGTCATATATAGCACCAGCGCCACCAGCACTGCCGCCACCGTTGCCACCATGACCTCCAGTACCTTCAAATCTGTTGCCCTGACCGCCTTTACTACCACCAGCAGACGCCCAAGAAGTGCCGGATCCATTAACAGATGATGATTGCCCGTTCTGATTACTGCTACCCCCATAACCGACAACAACAGTCATTGAGCCGCTTGAAGTTACTGAATATCCAGCAGTGACAACTTTTGACGAACCACCGCCGCCACCGCCACATTGATCTTCTATAGCCTTGCCTCCACCGCCACCACCGCCGATGCCTATAATTTCAACATATTTTGTTTTAGGATTTAAAGTATGGGTAAAGGTGCCAACGTTTTGATATACAGTTTGCCCAATATACGGATTGAATGTTTTTCCGTAGAAATCACTGTATGCGATTCTCCCACTTGGTTTTCCTGCTAACGCCCTTGCCTCTGAATCATTTAACGATAATTTCTGTGTGGCTGGCCGCCCAAGTTCACTATTAATGTCTGAAGCTGAAATCCGACCTGAAGGAGGTAACGTTCTAAATCTTGGGCTTTCTCTTATCGCTCGTAATGCCTGCCAACAACTTAAATTATGAATATTGTCATCAAGCCATTCTTGATAGGAGTCAGGATTAATTGTTCGGCAATGAAAAATAAAATCATCATCACTCATAGAGGTTAATTCGATATTCATTTTACTGGCACTCCACCTCGCTTTAACTTAACAGTAAGATCGTCAAACTTAGTAGCAATGATCTCTAGCATATCCATCGTACCAAGTGATTCAACTGCATCCGACCCTATAACACGACTCAATTTTTTATATATAGTTGACGGTGCTGCTGATGAGTCATATGCCACAACATCAGCTCTCGATTTAACCAAACCAGCAGAAGCGGTCCCATTTACAGAAGAGCTCGCCCCCTCAAGAGATCCTGTGGCTGAAACACGCCCTCGACTTGTCAAATTATCCGCTGAACAATCACCAGTAATGTTCCCACCAGTTTTCAAATAAGCCGCATCAGATACATTAGAGATTGCTTGCGATACTAGGTAAACAGCATATGGTGTTGCTGCTGCAATTTCAGAGTCACTATCAGTCGCACTACTCAACTTAGTAATACCAGCCACTGTATTCGATGCTGCTGGAGCTATAAATTTGCCAATATCAGATACTCGAAACACTACTGTTTCATTAGTGCCTTGAACTGGCATCAGTAGCAAATCTGATATTTCACCAAATTCAGCCACCCGCAACTGATCAAATGTAATGAACTCTGTTGGCACTCCTGCTTTCATATTTTTTGAGTTCGGTTGCTGCTCAGCCAACACTGATTTCACCGCATCTTCAAGTGCAGACTTAAACGCTGGGTCTTTGTAATTCATACTTACCCCACTAAATTAAATTCGGTAAAGATTCCTTCAACCGCTAAGTTCTCTAATACATTTCTCGCTTGGTTTATCGTGTAATTACTGCTTACGCGATTCATCATTATTCCTTTGTTAATACCCGCTGTTTCTGCAATACCGCCATACTCACCACCATTTTCAAGAATTAGTCCTTGTGGTGGCTCCGTTATTTTTTCTTTTACATTCACGCGTAAATGACCAGCGTTTGGTATTTCAAATTCAACTAAAGTATCTTCCCCCAAAAGAGCTTTAATAAGTTTTATCCAAGACTCTCTAACGCCATTGCTAGCCATAGCCTCAAAGATACTCATATAATGTTCTGCAAAAAATTCACGATCAATTTCAAAACCAAGCTCTATTGCATCAGAGTCATATAAAACATACCCAAGTGCTTTCGATCCTAAAATTTCATTATTCATCGCAACCAAATCAACGACTATATTTTTACTTTTAGCCTCTTTGATAATTTTGTGAAAAAATACATTTGATTCATCATCATTGAAAAGCTGAGTCATGTTTAACCTTCACTTAATTATGATATTCGAGGCTGATAAAACAGGAGTGAATTTAACATTGAACTCAGATTCAAACGGTTCACTACTCCAAGACACTCCAGAATCAAAACTATATTCAGTAAGAATGTCAGATGCATACTGTGCATCACGCTCTATTTCATAATATCGCTCAGGCTCTAGATCTAACCCCATGCTATAAAGCTCACTAAAATTATCATTAAACTTAGCGATAATATTTTCCGCAGTATCGACAGCAAAGCTTGAGTTTCTTGAAACCGTGACAGTAAGTTTAAATAGCACTTCTGAATTTGCAGAGCTAACCCATGAGTACGTTCCAATACTCCCATTTGAAAAAACAACATCCTGCTTTATTGAACCAACAGTAATAACACCATCAACAATGTGTTTTTTAAGCAAATTCGCAATCGCTAAATTTGCATCTGGGCTTTCTTCATAATCAATTGCTATATGTGACGTACCGCGGTTCTCTTCCGTCATTGGTTTACACTTGGAATCGAAGCCTAAATTGTTTTTTATACTCTCTGAAATTGCGTCTGGAACCGTTGTTGGTGATTGGATTTTTAAATTAATTGTAGATAAGTAAGTCATAACCTTTTGAAAGGTTTCCGCATAAATAGACTGTATAGCCATATCAATTTGAGCGGAGCCATAAAATACTGCATATTCAGCCGAACCCTCAAATCGAGATGTTGAAACCGTTTCAAATTCAGGTTGAGAAATAAAAGAATCATAATAGCTTTTTATTACAGTGTTAAAATCGTCTGGAGTATATCCATTAGTATTCCAAGCCATACTTCCCACCAAAAATATAGTTGTTGCTTTGCTCGTAAGCACTAGCAAGTGTGTAAGACAAATTAAGCTTGTTATCGATGATGCTTATACTGCTATTTATAATCACAATCTCTCTTAGCATTGCTTGGTTAATAACCCATATATTCAGAGATTGCGGATCAAACTTGATATCAGGATTCATCCAATAATCAAGCTCAAAGCCTAGGTGTGAGGCGTAATACAGCGAACCTGCGTTAGTCATCAAATGATTCTCAAACCTCGCAACATCACGACTCATTGATAGATAGCCTGTTATCGATGGTTTTTCAGATGCCATTAGATCAGCTCCATTTTTTCCAATTTATTTTTAATCGATTTAGCCTGTTCTGATACAGCCTTGAGTGGAGTTGAGAGGACTTGACCTTGCGCTGCTGTGATATAAGCATGATCACCAATAGCGACAAGTTGATCGCATATATAAGTGAGCTGATCTATAACATTACTTAAATCCGGTTGAGTATTTACGATATATGCAGCAACATTATCCTTCCCAATTAATAGATATCCCGAACTATCTCCACCTCCCATTGATAGCAATGTAATATCGTCGGGCTCTATTCCATTTACTATTAACTTCTTATTTTTAACTTTCGCTGGGATTATCCTCATACGCCCTCACAGTTAAGCTACCTTTGAAGATTTTATTTACGACATCATAATCACCATCAAGAGCTGATATATACCCACCCATAAACGGGTAAAATATTTGCGGCAAATGATTAGCAACAAAAAAGCCATTTTTCGAATTTATCTTTCTCGATGGTAATACCTTTATTTTTGACTTTTCAAAAATACTTCCAGAGTTGACATCAAAATATAAATCGAGCTCATTTAAAAAATCAGTCTTACTACTTACAAATGTTGTCCTTTTGACTGTTACATCCATAAACAAACTATTCTTAATTAAATAATCAGGTATTCCAGAATAAGCTTTAAACGTTCTTCCTTTGTTTGTTATAACTAGATTTTTCAACCTCCCAGTTAAATGCTTGATTTCACTATATTGAAGAGTCAGCATGTAATCGTCATGCTCAGATGCTATAACCAACATTTCCACACCTTACCCAAATACAGGGCTATCTTTCAGTTCAACTTCAATTGGCCCTTTATTTGTGCTTATTTTTAATGGATTCCCCATATCTCCCTTTTGGATTTTCAGGGTAATAATCTGCTCTGTTGTGTCAGCATTAACTGAGCGAGACAAACTAAGTAACCTTCCACCTAGAACAACAACGTCCCGAGAGAAATATCGCATTCTTGGATATGAATCATTTAAAGCAAACATATAATCAGCAAAAGCAAGTAGCGTATTTATCAAAATAGTACTGTTTGTTTTGATGTTTATTGTGACTGAGTTTGACGTTCCTGTTAAAACCGGATCGTTGCCAACCATTTGAATTTTTTTCGTTGTTGCTGTCTGGTACCCATCAGGCTGAGCGCCTAAAATATCCGCATCAATTGGAATTGGTATCCAGTTCTCAAGCACGAACCCTTTATCAATACTGTCGCTGTAAGATAACAGGTATGCATATTCATCCTGCTGTTCTTCTGTCATATCTTCCAATGCAGTCAGATCTGAAAGCCGTTTTTTATCATCGGTATTCATACCCTGATCAAGTGTAAATACTAATATTGGAGGGACTTTATCAACTATCATTTTTCACCCCCATGTACACAACCCCATCAAACAGTCGTGTTGAGTATGAGCGGCCCACACTAACAAAATAACCACCATCGCTAAGTACGGGTAAGAACTCATCCTCATAAATAATACCAACCCGTTGAGTGAAGAATCCTGACATATCATCAGAGATAACTGTTATCCGTATTGGTCGTTTATTTAGCGTTAACTCATCAAACAATTGAGGTAATTTTCTATCAATAAATTGCTGCTGGTTTCCAATGCTATACCACGTGAAATCAATAATCGGATCAAGCCCGTAAATTTTCATTAAATCATCCACTAATCACCTCCAGTTTCAATATCTGCATCAGCAATAGCTTGGCTGTGATCATTGGAGGCTTTTGTACCCAACATAGATTTAATGTCATCAAGTATTTCATTGGTACGTTTGTATGCCTGTATTGTCAGCATCATTGGTATTCCAACAACCGTCGAATCCATGCTGCCAAGGAGGTTCTTAGCGCTATCAACCGATGGGTCAGAAAAGAAATTTGATGTGTCCGTTATTGTCTCTGTTTGATGATCCAACTTAACAATGCCTTCAACCATCCCCTTCAATTCCTCAAGCGCTGCTGCTCCAGCTTTAACTTGTAGTATTTCAGCATCAGCAATTACATTGGCATACGTCACCTTGTCTGCAATAACCCCCAAGTGCGTCTCAACCAATTCAAGTTGTTTATTATCATATCTGTTGGCGCTATCAGCCTGAGTCGCTGTGACGCCATTCAGTAGCGTGCTGTATTCATTCTGAGCTGCATTCTTATTTAATTTATCTGTTTGTATGCGGGTACGATCAAAACTGTCAGATAAGGCTCCAGTAGACATATCGAACCCAGCCATGCGGTTAAATAAATTCTGCCTATTAATCATGTCACCGTCCTCTCGCATTGACCTAATAACACCTGCGATCTTATTTGCAAAAGTGGCGTCAGAATCACCAAGCTGTGCAGTAGTGGCTAACCATGTTTGCGCTTTCGCTGGGTCCATGAATGATGCAGTGTTCAGTAGTTTGTAGAAGGCCGTATCTAGCCCTTTTTCATCTGAGACTTTGCGATATTTACCCATTTCATCAGAATCTAGCGCAGACGCAAAACCCTCGAATAAGCCCCTAATATCATCAGCCTCAATACCGAGAGATTTAGCCCCAAGTGTTAAAGCTGCATACTCCCCCTGGTCAATGCCAAACGCACCAGCATTCCCCATAATATCTTTAATGGTTTCTGCTCGACGTTTCACTTCTTCAACATACTGATCAGCACCGCCTAATGTTTTTTCCATGGTATCTTTTACAATTGATACAGCAGCAAAAGCTACAGCCGCAGCAGCCATTTTCAACTTACTACTAAATATTGAAAAACCACCATTAGAACCTTTTTCAATTCCTTTTTTTACGCCTTTCTCAAGCTCTCTTTCTGTATCAGCAGATACTTGCTTTGATGACTTCTCCAATGCCTCTTCAAACTGTTTTGACGCCTTACGCATGGCATCCATATCAGCCTTAGGTACGAGTATCACATCAGCCTCTCCAGACATATATCACCTCATAAGTAGTTTCATTAATAATTCATTGCTGTCTATTGGCTTAGAATTAGATCTAGAAACGATGATCTGAATTAAATCTTCCGTTGGCATATGAGGTGTTTTTTCTAACACCTCTATGGCAATAGATTGAGGCTCTATGGAGTATTCTTTGAGGCTGTTAAGCTCGGTGTCGGATAAAAAAAAAGCGTCTTGCTTGCGTTTGAGCATGCTAGTAATGATTCAAAAACAAGATCGACCATTTTATCAATACTTAAATTTGAGGCGTTAACTTCTGAATAATCAATTCCATTAGGATCTTTATGAACAGAAATAAAACGCACTACATCACGTTCACTTATCGTTGTAACACTTAAAACCTCAACAAGAATTTCCTTTTTCCTGCCTATTGGGGATTCGGTAAAATCATGCTGCATTTCGAAGCGACTCATTTCGCTTTCACGGTATGTTTTTGTTAATGGAAGAAAATAAATAGTTGATAGATATGCCTGATAACAAGCAAAACCGCGAATTCCTTTTAGCTCAAGACTCATGACACATCCTTAAATTCAACCATTAGGTTTTTAGGTGTAACTCTCAGCGGGAGGCGAACATCTTGAACCGTTGCATTCTCATCAATCGTTCCATTGATTGGGTTTGAGTTAATTACAGCTTTTTTCGCTGTTAACTTTTTACCATTGCTCAAGTCAATCACTTGGAATTTCAGCCGACCAAGATTATTAAATGTATTTTGAATTAACATCTGAATCTTTGCTGGCACCTCACGAACAACTGAATTAACTGATGCTGATTGCGTCAAGTTACTTACATGGATAATGCCGTCGCTGTTGTTTTGTGGTGACGATAACAAATCAACAATAGTTGGGTCATTAACCTCAATACTGATCGCTTGGCGGAAAACATAATTTTGCTCATTAATCTCAATGCTTACTTCTGCATTTGGGAGTGTGATCATATCGCTCATTAGTAAGATTCCTGTTTAACTTGAAAATTCACGCGCCAGATTGGCTCAGCCGTTTTAATAGCTAACGCACCGTTCAAGTAGTAGCGTTCTTCGGAGTCATAAAGCTGAACATCGTTATCACCATCGGGATCTAAATAGTAATAAGGCGCAACCATATACTTATCGACCTCATCTTGAAGGCGACTTTCTAGGTTGATGCGCGTAGATACCGTATTACGAGGATGGTTAATTGATATGTAGTTTAATCCCGCCCCTTGAATACTAAGCTCAACCAATCGGTTGATGTACGGGGCAGAAATTGACTCCCCACCAGCAGCAAAGAAAGCCAGACGAGTGCCATATTGTTTATCAGATAAATAAAACGATATACGATCTTTAAATAGGCTATCAGCCTCACCTAGTTGAGATGTAGCCCACCAGTCATCTGCATTTGCCTGAATGTACTGCTGATCACTCCAATATGCAGCACTAAGCAATTTCCCAAAAGCAAAGTGAGCCCCGCTTGTATTGTAAGCAAGATCTAAAAAGCAACAGCGGTGAGGTAATTTGGCTAAATCAACCGCTGCAGTTCGTGCACCCTTTAACAGCTCTGTTCTCTGGCTTTTATCTTTTGTCTTTTTCAATAAGTCATGAGATTTTAAAAACTGACTCTTTAAATCTCGTCGCTTAGTAATGTTGCCAGCAACAACCGTCTTAGCGTCTGATCGTGTTGAAGATGTGCTGTATACGACACCAGCGTATTTTGACGGTATGAATACACTCGCAGCATCTTCATCAAAGTCGTCACTAATTCCAAAGGTATAAAACTCAGTATCATCAAGCAGTGGATCTACACTATCCAATGTTTCACAGACAAGTAGATAAAACGCACCTAGCCCACCAGAAAACAACTGATTTACAGTTTCATTATCAGTGTGATCCTTGACGAGCTCAGGGCTGTACACTTCAACTAGATAGGGTAATGGCTTAGGCGGTGTCGACACATTATTTGACTTAACAGCCACGGCAACATTACTCAAGAACGAATAATCAGGTTGAAGTGTGCCTTCAACCTCTTCAAAACTAAAAGCGTAATCAAGTAATAAATTACTCATATTTTATCTCCGTTATATTTAATACCCTTGATAACTTCCGTTACTCGGTCGTAATCAACATTTATTGCAAAAGTCACATCCTTCTGTATTACAGTTTTCTCCAACGTTTGAGTAACAGGCACTTCTCGATAGGAAATATCTTTAATTGATGCCAGGTTATTTCCATCATCTTGAGTTAATGGAATTCCTGAGTAATTCTTTAATTTCGCGGTAATGAAGCCATAAGGATCATCATCTGACGGTGGGAACGTGATTGATAAAGTGACGTCAACGTTGAAATAAACGCTGGTGGAATCTTCAATAGCAATATCGTAATCATTGACCCTTATATAGACCTCATTCGCGCTGTGAGATTGGCTACGGTCTATTTCAGCTGGTAAGTCGAAAATAACAGTAACCAACTCACAGAGCTGGTGAGAGAACATTAGCCACCTTTTATGTAGTATTTTGCAGTGATGTTATTGAATAGCGTTGCGCTATCAACTAAAGGGCGATTAAACCCCTTTTCTTTTTCTGTCGACGCAGCATTTCGACCATAGTCCATTCGAATTATTGGATTCCGAATAATGGCTATGGCTGCGTTTTCAACACGACGAGGATCAAGATCACCGTTGAATATTTTTATTAATTCATTCGTAACTTTTATCAGGTCTGTATTGCTTGGCACCAATGGGGCGTCAGAAATAAAGCCGTAATATTCATCCATATATTCAGCTAGTTTCGTGACTGTAAGTGTTTTGCTTTTTTTATGAATTTTACGTCTTGGGTAAGATGTCCCCTTAATTCTTGATAGACCCTTTTTTCTGCTTCTCGGGATGCTTGCCATTTTTGCTTTATCTAAAACGCCAACCTGTACTCGCTGTGATTCAAACTCATCAATTTCTTTTTCAAGCAAATTGTCAGGCAGTTTTATCTCGATCTTGAACATTGCCGACCTCCAGCGTTGCCCCGCCTTTAGTTGTAATGTCTTTTGTTAAAACTGGTAGTAGTTTAATGCTCACAGGTAAATCAGTGCCTACCTCACCATCAAGATAATTAAACTCCGTAACGGTTATATAAGCACTAGTAGATGAGGAATTAAGTGTTATTGGGGCCAGTGTTCCAATGGTGATTTCTTTTTTATAACTATACCAACCTGTAGGCTCAGAATCTAAAACCAAGTGAAGCTTATAATCACCGTAACTATCTAGCTTCATAAATATATCTTCAATAGAACCGTCTAATATTTCTGTAGGCTCTAAAAAACCAATACTATAAGAATGATTTTTACCAATAAATACTTGCTCACCAGTATCTCTCTTTCCAACGGTAAGTGTGTACGCGAACGATGTTTGTCTAACCTCAATCGTCATAGGTGACTCAACACCAATTACCGCAGTAAAGTCAGCATATAATTTATCGGCCTTGGCTTGATTGCTTAACTCATATTTATAGCTACTTGCTTTGGTTAAATCTTTTAACCTTGTTGGCCTTGCTATAAATCCGTCATACGTCTCACCATTAAACTTAATTGACAGTTCTGATTTACTATCGATTTCACTGTTAAGCTCAACGGTGATCTTCCCGCCAGAAGTACTTGCAAGAATCGAGAAAATAGCAATTCCATCAATGTAGATAGGTTTAAGACTTCCACCATCTGCATTAAATGCGTAATAACCAGCGGATGACGCTGATATGGCTGCTGGGGTAATTATAAAATCAGTATTACCATTAATGTATATGTCTAAATCTATTGGTATCCCATCATTGCCTGAAAAAGTACTCATCAGTGAGTCAACGTCAGAAGAGTTACTGTTTGTATAACCAGTATCAGTAACTTTGTTTACTCTGAAGTTTTTCCCATCAATTGAAATGGTTAATTTGGTCGATTCAATTTCATCGCTAAGAGCTAATATGATGTAGTTACTTGCGGATGAATTAGCTACAAGCTTCGTTACATCAACACCTTCAAATAATGTTGGGTTGAAAATGCCATAAGTATTATCGCCACCTACCGCTCCTTTCTCATATCCAGCAAATGTACTACTGAAAACCTTCGGCACAATGTAACGCTGATCAGTATTCACGGTAAGGATCGCACTATCTGACATGGTTTCACCATAATCATTACCAAGCACACAGCGGTATTGGAAGTTGTGGCCAATCTTTTCAACAGGCACTTGAAGCGATCTTGTCTCCCATCCGATGAAAGAAGGTACATCAACAAAACACGGGGTAGGCTCACAACTTGATTCCTGCCATTTGTACGTCAATACATTATAACCATCAATATCAAAGGTGACAGTGTCACTATCATTCCCTGATTGGTCATATGGCTGATCAATAATCACTGGTGGCACTTGAGGGAGCGACACAGACAGTAGTGCATGATCTGTTTCTGTCTCACCTGCTTTATTATCAAATACTGATTTAAACGAATAACCATCAAGTTCAAGAACCGCGCCAATCGGTCCAAGTAATACAGTGTTCCACCCATCAATATCACTGGCTTCAATCCAATCACCAGCAACAGGTTTCTTCATCCACTTAACGTTATCGAAATTACTTGAAAGCGAACTAAACGAAACCTCCTCTCCCTCATCAACTGATAGTGATATTGGCTGTTCAGTGATAATCGGCAAAACATCGTCAACAGTAAGTACGACAATAGAAGTCATCGAATCACCAACGTTATTCGAAAACACAGCCATATATTCATAACCATCTAAATTCCTATCCACATTAAATGGACCCAATTCAGCCGTATCATAATTCGGTAAGTCTATTGCCTCTTCCCAGCAAGGTGATAAGCCGCATGCATTCACTTTCCATACGACAGAATCATAACCTTTAGCAACAGCGGTAAATGTAGCCATTCCACCATCAGTAACCGTAAAAGATTCTGGATTCAATATAATGACAGGCTTTATTTGATGGATTGTTAACAATGCTGACGTAGTTTCACTATCACCTGCATCATTTGAGAAAACAGCCTTAAAGGAATAGCCATCAAGATCGAAAACGGCCTCAAGTGGCCCAATAGTTTCTGTTTGCCAATTTGGGAGCATGTTAGCGTCCTCCCATGCAACACCAGCAGCAGAACGCATCCACTTAACGCTATCATACTCATTAGCGCCAGCAGTGAACGTAACCATCTCCCACTCATCAACGTCAGCAAGAACAGGATGCAACGTAACTTGAGGTGGTATCATTTTCACAGTTAACACGGCTATGTTAGATGCAGTTACGCCACCTTCACCGTCAAACATTGCTTTAAACTTGTACCCGTCAGCAATAAGCGGAGTAACAAACGGACCGAGCATAGTAGTTTGCCAATTTGGGATTCCGTCTGCATATAACCAAGTAGACCCACTATCACTGGAATATTCCCACCACACTGAATTGTAATTAATCGCCTCAGCAGAAAAAGAAACGCTTTGCTCTTCATCTATCGTCATCGACTTAGGCTGTTTTATTACTTCTGGCGGAATTGGTGTTGGAAGCTCTAGCGTAAAATCCCCAGTAACAGGTCTAATCCCGCCAACCATCCCACCAATAATCGGAATGATGGCTTTTTTTGGTTTTGGTTTTTTCTCTTTTAACTCAAAACCCTTCGATAGTGCGAGCTTATGCAAGCGTGACAATGCATCGCCACCGCATTTCTGATTACGCAAACGCAATAAAAGCACTGTTTGGGTAATCAAATAAATATCGGAGTCTTGATATACAGTTGTATCTATTGCGTTTAAATAATCAATTTCATCTTTAGTAAGCCGCACTGAGCCAGTTAATGGCAAGACACGGTTTATTTCATCAATATTTTCTTGAGTAAGCATGAGGATCACCGAAACAAGGGCTGATATTCACCAGCCCTTTAGTTTGCCTATTTTATTGTTTGTGTTTTTTAGCCAAGCTAGCTTTTAGCGATTTTGAAGCGGGTGTTTCGGTACGCTGGAACACATAACCGCCCTTACCTTCAACTTCATTCGCTGCACTCTCATAGGTGAACAACGTTTTCTTAGTTAACCCATGAGCATCGCCATTCGCATGACTATAAATGCCCGGTAACGCACTTCGGTGGTTATTAATCGCTGGGCGGTACGTAAGCGAGACATGAGAACCCGCACCAATGATTGTTGGTACTTCTTCATGCGTCATGCCTTTATAGGTTTCGTTGACCACTGATTTACCAGTAACAACATTATCACTGCTCGTTGTGATCGGCTTACGGATGATTGATGCGACATCGCTTGAGTAACTTAGCGTAATGCTTGGATATTCCGACTCACGGATACCGTAGTAAGTTGACATTTCATTGTACAGAACATCAATAAGCGCAATAAGCTCACTTAAATTATTAACTGGGATTGGCTTACTTGAATCATGCTCAATAGAGTTTTTATTGTTGAACATGCCAGCATTGCCAAACTTACCAAGGAAGTGCTCACGGTCATACTGCATCAACATGCGATTAAGAATGCCAGCGTTAATATTTACATCATTCACCTCCTGCATGTTTGAAAGTGTGAATTCAACATGCACTGGTTGGCGATGGTAGCTGAACTCAACTTCACGTCCTGACGCCTGTGTGTATTCTGTGCTCGATGGTGTCAACGCTTCCGCAAACTCCTCTTCTGGAAATTTTCCGTTTAAATCATAGTTAATATGGACCACAGAAGATTGACGCAACTTACCGTCATAATAGCTAACTGTGTTTGCTGCAAGATTTGATGTGTACGGGTTATATGTGAGTTTATTTGAGCCCATTACAGCACCGTTGTACTTACGCTCAACCTTGCCTTTTGTGATGATATTTGTAGCCATTTTTGTAATTCCTGTTGATTGCAAAAGAGCCATACCAGGGAAACCGGCACAGCTCTTTTTGATTGCTATAAGTTGTTGGCCACATCGTTCGAGGTGGCATTAATGATTGCTAATTTACTTCTTTGGCTTAGCTTGGTTTTTTGATGTTTCGGAAGGTTGCTCAGACGCTTGAGGTTTAGGTGCTGCGGATTTTGGTGCAACCTCAACCCAACCAGCATCTTGACGACCATGTGGGGCTCCATTTTCAGGAGCTTCTTCAACTGCACCAACAGAGGTTGCATCAAGTGTTACCGCACCAGTTTGACCATTCACCGACAACACACCACCAGAGCTACCTGCAGGAGCCAATCCGCCATATACGTTCACCAATACACAGTTAGGAATTTCATTACTATTTTCATCAAGGCCAGTAATATCTAACTCCTCAATGTCACCACTAACAGGTGTTGAATCCGCAGCACCAATAGGAACTAGCTCACCAGTGGCGTTATCAACAGCGAACCCATTACCTTCAGCTAAGACTTCACCTTCTTTAACGCGAAGGCATACAGCCTCAGCCTTACGAACAACGCCAGTAACACCACGAGTGTTATCTAAATCAGAAACAGCAAAACCAAAGAATTTAGTGCCATCAAAAGGCACTACATTCATTTGCTGACTAGGCTTTGTATCAGACGATACGGCACATCCAGCCTTCAACGCACCAGTAAACATTACTGAGCGAATAACATCGCTGTTACCGCGTAACTTCGGCATTCCAAGAGGTACAACACGAGACATAATTTTTCTCCAGATATAAAAAAACGACCAAACGATCGCCATTAAATGCTTAATCCAATTTATTGTTATTCAGCGGCACCGCTAACGTTTTCCCCCTGACTGAAACGCTGCTCATATTTTTCAATAACAGAGTCCCCTTTACCGCCACTTGATTGATTATCGCCTTCCGCTAAACGTGTTTTATTAAACACAGCTCGCTGAACTACAGGCCATGTTTCATCACGATTAATCGAACGCTCTGATGCATCAACGATGTTCTTTTTCACCCATAAGCGATCTTTTTCTTCTAGCACATCAACGTTTGCTTCATTTTTGAAAAACGCTTGAGCAATCGCAGCAGTAATGCCCTGTGTTTTTTCATCTGTATTTTTTGCCCACTTATCTACAGCAGTACGGATATCTGCGATATTAAAGAAATCGGGGAAACTGGATTCATTTTCATCAACGAACTTATCAAATGTCATTTCTAATCGAATAAGGTCCTCTAGTGCTTTTTGTTTTTCAGCATCCGTCTGCTTATTTAACTGCCGCTCTTCAAGCTGCTCAATAATTGACTTCTCTTTTGTGTCTTTACTTACATTCAATACATCACCCGAACTTTTAAGTAACTCAAGCAATTTAGTAACGTCAGGCTGCTCAGTATGTTGTGACTGACTACCTGATAATAACTGCAACAACTGGGTATTAACGTCTGGCTGGCTGTTTGGCTGAGAACCACCAGCTAGCAATGCTAATAGCTGCTGATTCACATCAGGTTGCTGGTTGCCGCTAAGTAGTTTCAACAAATCTACCTGTTGGTTATTTTGCTGACCGCCGCTCAACATATTCAGTAATTGTTGCTGTGGGTTTTGCTGACCACCGTTTAACAACTGCATCAATGTGTCTTGCTGATTGCTTTGCTGGCCAGATAATAATTTAGCCAGTGGATTTTCATTGTTATTTTGTGACTGCAATTGAGCACTCAGCAATTTAAGTAATAATTCATTCATTTTATTTCCCTCTGTTTATTTTCTTTAATTCGTTTTGAATATGTTTATCACCGGATATTATTTGCATCCCACACTGACAGCCGTAATCGACACCAAGGCCTAGTTTGCGAGCTTTTTTGATGGACATTGTTTTACCGTACTGTAATGCGTGATTAACCCGATGCTCGGTCGCTGATGAAGGTAGCCACTTAACCATGATTTCGTCGGCTTTTTTTGAATTAGCCAATGAATCCATAACCTCGTTACTAATCGTTCCAGCCATGGTGTTTTTTAGGTTTGCAGCAAAATCGATAGATTGCTTATTTTTCGATTTATCAAGCCGTCTGATGGTCTTGTACGCGTTAGACTTAGCGCCAGTGAGGACCTTATATTTTGATATTACTTTTAACTGCTCTCTTTGCATCCCTCCACGTTCGTTATATATCCGCTGAAAATCGACACCGAATAATTCAAGAAGATTTTGTGCTATTAGATAGGGAAATACCGTAATCATCTAAAGACATGTATTGAGATAATATCCTGCGCTTTTCATCATCATTAATCAGTGATGACATTTCGATAGATGTCATGAAGTCAGACAATTGCGGCAAATTTTCAATGTCTGGTTTCACATCAAAATCAGCACCGAATACGGACTCAAATACCCCCCGTAAAATTGAGTTAAATTCATAAATCGAAGCATTCCTGTTTTGCTTACGATCACCTTCCCCTGTACTGCCTAGACTGGCGGCAATCTCACCGTTAACAAATGACATTGGTCGCCCTGTCGCATTACAGATAAGCGAAAATGCAAAATGAAGCTGACTAACTGCAGGCTTTGTATCAACGGTTGGCATTTCTACTTCTGACTCTGAATCAATGTAACCTGCTCGACCTTCCTCTAAAGCTTGGTTAACTTGCTTTAACTGTGTTTCAACCGCTAGCAATACTTCTCTATCTGCAATCAAATCACTCAGGTCAGACACCTTAAACAAGATTGCACCACCGACCTTAATCAACCGAGCCATACCGATAATCGAGTCAAATACCATTCCGTAATATTCTTCAAGTAACTCAGTGCGTTCATAATCGGTGAAATCAATTTCTAACAAGTCAGCGTCTTTCTCTTCCCCCTTATTTGGTAACTCACTAAAGAAATAAGCTTTTGTTCGACCTTGCATTGCCTTCTTTCGCAAGATTAATGAGCTAGAATCCGCCATAGCATCAACGATGTAATGAGCAAGCCCACATTTAAGCTTTGGTGTATGCGAATCGTAAACCGTGCGTGAGAAGTCAGAACGCGAAATCTCTTTCGGAATATCAACAATATCCAGCGTTGAGAAAATAATGCGTGAATATAGGGCACGAATAGCGATTTCAACATAACGTTCACGGATCATTCGCCATGGGCTAACCTCTGTACCAATAGGAAGAGAACTAGGATCTTTCTTTCTAATCCTATCCCACCAGCTATCACTTCCTGTCGCGCTTTTAGTTTTTGGTTTTTCAGCTTTATTACCGCCGAATAGCCCCATTACGCAGCCCTCCTAAATTTCATTTTGTCAGATACGATACCAGCACGAACGGCTGCGTTAGTGAGTGAATCGGGAGCATCATCATAATCAGCCTCAATGTTGTATTTGATACAGTGCTCAAGCCATGCCTGATTACTCCAATTTGAAACAAACGTTAAATTAAGCATTGTCAGAAACGCACCTACACGAAATATCCGATCCTCTTTGTTACCTGAGGTATTCCTACCAATAGGCACTAATCCATAAGGCTCAAACAATTCAATAGGCACACTGCCAACACCGTTTGATTCATAATAAAATTCATGACATTCAAACTCGTTTATTTTTGCTGCGATTTCATCTTTAGCGTTATTCCATGCTTGATGCCAACAATGCCCCCACGCAAACACACGACCATCTATTTGAGATATAAACGTCAATGCCGTGTAATCACCACCTTTGAAACTTGGGTCCAAGAAGGCTACACAGGGAAGCTTGTATCTATCATCATTTGCAGCAGTCATTAACGGCACATCCATAAATGGATAACCTGAAATTTTAGGTGACGGCTTACCTAGCCAAACATGGTCGTAATAAATCTCGCCAAATTCAGCCATAGCCTGTTCAAGCAATTGCTGATCTTGAAACTCAGGAGGCAGATCGAAAATATTGATGTGCACTTCACGAGTGGCATCACCATACGTCCGTGTTTTTGACAGGATAGGATCGACCGCAAAGTTGGGATTCATTGCAAACAAGAATCGACTTTCAGCAATATCAATCTCGGTACCACCAGTTAATGCATCAAGCACTTTCTGGTATTCATCTGTGAACTTAACTGAGCCCTTACGGTTAACGGTAGGGAAAAGAACGTTGAGCGAATCCTCTGACGCATCCTGCGCCTCATCCATAAACACAAAGCGAACCTTATGCTTACCCTTTATCTTGTTCACTTGAGAGAATTGTGTTTTACCACCCGTAGAGCGCAAACCAGTGAAGCCAAACTCAACACCAGTTAAACGATTACGAATTCGGTTCTTATCAATTTTGAAGAATTTCGTTAAATTCGCTTGATCGATTAAATCAACAATTACCGAATAGACGGAATCATCAATAGAATTTTGAATTTCACGTAAAAACAAAAACAGTGAATTCTCATATTTTAAATCAAATGATTCCTCTATTAGAAAACACACTATTGCAAACGTCTTACCAGAACCCCGCCCACCTTTGAGCACAATATACTTAGCAGCAAGATCCCCGAAAAGATCCCGATAAATTTGAGGAATTAGAAATTTTTCCCTCAGGCTAATTAATCGTCTGCGGGCTTGTTCCCTTTTTACTTCAAGTAAGCGCTTCTTTTTACGTATTGTAGATAATTGAACAAGATCCCCCATCACATCACCTCGTAACGGGATATATCGGCATCAAGCTCAGCATCAAGAGCCGCTAATTCCTCATCTGTCAGTTCTTCTATTTCAGAAGACTCTGTGCCTGCTGTTTTATAGTTGGTTCTGTATTTTTCAGGATTTCCCGCACCAAGTAAAAACATCAAAATACCAGCGTGTCTCTTTCTGACTGGTATCGTTTTCTTTTTTTTTGTTTTAGGGTCAATTACTGTTTTGTAATCAACTTCTCCAATATAGGCCATCTCATAAGCAGCAGACTCAAGCTCCTCTATACGCTCATCCATGATTCCATTAAACCGAGCAGCAAAATCAGGATCTTTCTTTTTATATTCGTAGACACTAGGACGAGAATAACCCGCAGCTTTTGCCGCTTTGGTAACAGAAACTAATGGACTGCTCTCCAATGCCTCAAAAAAACGCTTATCTCGTGCTCTTGTCTTTTTGGTTCTTCTCGACACCGGAATCTCCTAAAAACAAAAACCAATAAAATCACCATGGCTATCATGTCTGGGTTGTCTGGATTTATGTCAAAAAAAATCGACCCAAAAGGATCGATTCTCTAACGCTTTAATTCTACTTATCTACATGTTTTAACTCATCATCTCTCCATTTAACCTCAATCAACAAAATTTGCTTAAAACCTTTAAGCGTTGATTTTCGACATTTTAATGAAGTGCTGAAAAACTGAATGAGGCTTCCTTTGGATTCATGTACATACTCTTTGTTCTGTTGTATTGCCTGATCAACTTCAAGCAGTGCTCTTTTCATACCTGCCAATTCTAAATTTAAAATTGTGGTTTTCTTATCTTTTGACATCATTATCCCTCAAACAAATAACCACAGAACTCACCTATCTGAAACCACTGTGTAAATGATCTCAGTAACTCAGGGTTAACTGGCCTTTGTACTCCACTTAGGGATAGTTCTTTACTCAATATGTCATCAGGCTTACACCCAGCATCTAGTTTATTCACTAAATTAAGGCGATTTATGACCTGACCGCTATACCCTGAAAATGATTCGATTTTATCAACGATTAAGACCAATCCGCCTTTTCTCGTTTTTTTCATCAATTCGATAATCAAAGATGAACGCTTACTTACTGGTACAAACATCATCGAGAGGAACATTACACAAACATCAAATTCCGGTATTTCGAAGTTCTCTATATCAGCAATGGTTACTATCCCTACACCATCAAAGCACTTAGCCATTTCCTCTGAATTATCCACGTTTATCACTTTGGCGTTTCTTGCTTCAATTTCTTCACTGCATGCTTTTGTGATATTTCCCGTTGAACACCCTAAATCCAGCAATACGCCATGGTCTGGTAAATAGTTCCTAGTGAAGTGTGCCGTCATGCTTGTAGCGATGTTATACCAGGGGAGTTGTTCTCTTACGTGATTATCAAACCCCTCGGCAATCTCTGAGCTTTTAAATGTCCATTCCTTTGGTATCTTCATAGCTCTACACCTAAACGCTTGCTATATGCCTCTATAGCGTCATCCACCAGCCCCATACGTGAATCATCGGGATAAGGTAAATTAAACTCGAATTCTATAGCGCCTCGAAGATCCTCTAAAATTGAGGCTCGATCAGGTGTCATGCATACGGCTCTAACGTTATTCAGCTTATCCACCACATTCACGGTTTTAAAATATCGCTTAAATAACGCATAAAACTCAGTAGGAGTATGGTACTTCTGCACTTTCGGCTTTTCCTGAAAATCACCTATTGTTATTCCCCCTTCGTAATCAAGGGAAAACGTTGCGTAGGTTGATTGACGTTCTGCTAGTGCATCCATGCCCTGTGTCATCTTTAAACTTGTACTGCCAGTTGCTGAACTCGCACAAGCGTATAACCGAGTACTGTCACTACATAGCGCAGCACACAAACAAGCGATCTTTTGGCGATCACCTTCAAATGGCACACTGTTTAATACTGAGCTAATAAATACCGAGGTGAATTTTTTCCCGCTTTTTACGGTATCAATAAATTCTCGCGCAATTTTCACGCTTTCGGATTTATTGATTTCGTTATTCTCACCAAGGCGGAATGGTTCAAAGGGCGTTACGTTTACCCCTATAGATCGTAGAATTTTGGTTTCCGTTAAATGCCCAGCCCCAAAATCAACAACTGATCGCCCATGCGTTCTTTTCCATAATTTTGCGTTTTCTGGCTTAGTGACATCAAAGTCTTTTGAACGGGATGATGGCGCCACAGTGAATAAGAACCCCTGTCCTAACTCAGAACGTGAACGCCTTGCCCGCCTAAACGAGTTATAGCGCAATAGATCCTCGTAACGATTGTGTATATCAAAATCCATACTGAGCATGTTTAGCATGGCGTGGCTTAAATCTGCCTCGTCATAACTGATATAAACTACTTCAATCGTTTTCCAGCCTTTCTCTGCCGCATACTGCAAGCGACCAATCCCATTTACTACCTTGTTGTCAGGTGTACACACGATAGGCATCTTAATTTTTTTGCCATAAAGCAGTCGGGCCATGTTACGAGCGTAATTTACCCAGCAACCAGTATTAGCATTAGTTAGCTTGAGAACCGATACAGCCCTAGCATGTAAACAACGGTAAAAATCTTTTGAGGTGGGATCTTTATCCACGACCTTACTCGCGGCTGATTCTAGGTTAATTCTGGCTAGTGCTTCCGTCATATTGACTGGCGTGTCTGCCGCACCTAAATCATTGGTACCACGATTGAAGGCAATGTTTATCGCTTTACGGTCAGCAAGTGACATTTCATCAGTGTAATCACACGGGATCTTAGTTAACCCCATTCTTTCTGATACATAATGCCGCTGATGCCCTGATAATATTTCACCATTTTTCGAGCAAAATATAGGAAGTAGAAAACCGAGCTTTCTTAGCGATAGTTCTAAAATGTCTAAACGCTGAGGATCTGCCTTGCGCGGGTTATACGTTGACGGGTTTACGTCATCAATAGAAACTAGCTTTACCATAGCTGCAACCTCCGCTTAATTTCTTCGGTTACATTTTCTTTGGAAAAACCAGCAGAGTTTCTAATGTCGTCCTGCCAGCGTATGTACATTTCTCTCGGGATCGGGATTGAATATTCGCCAATGGTTAACTTTGTGTCAGCTTTATTTACTGTTTCGTCACCGTCTTTAGCGTGTCCATCAGTGAAGCTAGACGGTTGAAATTCCGCAAAATCAAGATCTTCAATGTTATCCAATGCCAATAAATCAATATTGAAACCATCAGCCTCTAATTGCTCAATTTCCTGTAAAAGCAAATCTTCGTCCCACTTAGAACCAAACGGGAGTGAGTTATCAGCAATCACATAGGCTGCTTTTTGAGAATCAGACAAGCCAGCTAGAATGATGCAAGGCACAACTTCCATCCCGATAAATTTCGCAGCCTCCCAGCGACCATGACCCGCAATGATCATGTCAGATTCATCAATTAAAATAGGATTAGTAAATCCCCATTCTTTTATTGATGCTGCAAGTTCACTGATATTTTTTTCATCATGGATATTGGGATTTTTTTCGTATTCCTGCAAATCATGCACAGATTTATGTACGTATTCGTGGAATTGTTCTTTTTTTGCGTTTTTTGTCATGGTGATATTCCTAGTTTTTCTCTAGAATTCCACCGCACTCTGCGCAGAGAGCAGTGGGCTTTAATCTTACCCATGACGCATAGTGTGGGTTGGTGGCTGTTAGGTGTTCCAGCACTTAACAGTCGCCCACTTTCCATGATTTAAACCTTTTGCAATCAAATTTTTTATACCCCAAGGCGTGACAATCCAACCGTAGCAATCAAAATGTGCGGTACCGGCTTTAACCAGGGAGTGATTTTGCAATCAATTGCTTTTCTAGTTTCACTCAATGAATGCAACTAGAAAAACAACAGGTATAAAAAAACCCGCGCAATGGCGGGCTTTAACTTTTAACTAACTACTAACTAAGCAGCTTTATCTAACTCTTTAGGCTCACTATCCATTAAGCCTTGAAATTTATCAAAGGTAGCAGGATCAAAAAGTGAAACAGATTCAATTTGTGACGTCGGAATAACGTTACGAAAATCATATATAGATAAAGGCTTACTCTTAGGGCCAATGTCATTATCTTTATAATGATTTATGTAACTGTGCACTTCTTTAAACACAAGCGTATCTTTATCTCTATAGCCGCTCATGATTGGGATTATCTCAACGTTCTCAAAATCACCATGCTCAATCCTTGTCGATGCTGCCATACCTACGTAAACCTTCCTAGAGGATAAGCTGACCAGAACAAGCATCTTTCTTGTCATTGCGTCAAAGAACACCTTTTCCATTAAGTCACTATTGGCAATTTTACGCATTTCTTTAAGGCGTTCTTCCTTTACTTTCATTTTGCGCTTCGAGTGAATGCCAGCAACAAGCGAATACGCTACTGATAAGAATCCGATAATAAGCATATCTAGCCTAAAATCAAAAAATCTAGCTTCTGATAAACCAGAATAGAAATCGAAACTATCATAAGTCATGAAGACTTGCGGAATATTAAACACAAAAGACAAAACGTCTAGAAATAAATAGAGCGCCACGCATGAAGCCATTCCGCTCATAACAAACCATAACCCCCAAGATGCCACATGGAAGTATGAATCCCAGCCAGTAGACCTTTTTTGTCTAATTCTGGCTGGTAGGTGCATGTTAGTAAAAATAAAGCCGCAGATTAACAAGAAAACTACATATAACACTCCCATCAGGCAGCAACCTCAGCCCTTGAGAGGTTTACCTTTTTTCTTGCTTTCTCCTCTTGAGCTTCTATTGCGTCCAAGTGACTATTAAACGCCTTGTAGACTTCCTCATTCTCAAAGTTAAGAGACATATTCCCATCATCATCAATAAGCATTTCTGGGTTTTCGTCACATTCTTTATCTGAAAATTTAGCTTCTAATTTTTTCGTTAGCTTCTCAGGATCAAGCATGTATTTAAGGAATTTTTTAACCATAACAATCTCCATCCGTTTGATTGCAACTATAGACATACTAGCCCAATACCAAAATTTTGCGAAATTCTCACATCACAACTAACGGTATGCAATCGAATTTTGATGAAAAATAAGGTTTTCTTGCAGTAAAGCAACTTTCTGTAGGCTTCAATTGCTTTTTAACAGCACTCAACTTGAACGCTGTGAGAAAACAACTCAACTAAACATCTTTTCTTCTGCCGCTACACAATCAAACACTCTATCCATCATGTAACCAACCAAATAAGCTATATGCCCATTACCCGTATTTTCCTGAACAACTAACCCAACTCTATCAGCGATAAAATCAGCTATGTGATAACACTCATGAGCAGCATCAGATACATTTAACGTGTAACTTCTGTGAGGGAGCCACAAAGCTAAATTCCCATTTTTCAATATAAAGACCGAACCACCAGCATCATCAGAAAAATCCAGATCGAACTTCTTTACCAGTGCCTCCTTATCAAAGGAAACAAATACAGTTGTTTTGTATATGTCTATATGAACTTTATGGATGATTGATTTCAACGTAACCTCCTGCAAATAACGGGAATAACAACGACTGAGGGTTGTTGTTTTTTTCAATCAGATTATTTGTTTCAAAAAACTCTTCTAATCACACCTTTTCTTCTCGACACTTTGTATTATCCCTCTGCTGTTTCTTGACTAAGCACAGGTATAAGACACTGAAAAAACAAGTCAGATCGTTTCACTTAACACTACATTTACAATCGCAGGTATAGTGGCAGTCAAGACTAGAAGATCATCATATATTGTGTTTTCATCTATCGCATCAGCATAAGAGACAGCCCAACATCGGCACTTAAGTAAACATTATGCAGTCTGGATTAAGCATTAAACTGTGTTTGTTGTGCTTGAATTACAACAAACATAAAGGAGCATTAATAATGGCTAAAACATCAATAACTTCTGAGGTATCTCAAGCAATCGATATTAAACATTGGGGAGTATTTGGCGCAAAAGAAAGGGCCACCTACAAGATAGATGACCCTAGAGACTCAATTACGCAGCCCTTATTGGTGTTGTCGCACCAAATAAGGGGGATTGGCATTGGTAACAATGCCTAACTGGTCAATACGGAAAAGCTTATGAACCAGATGATCTATATCGAAAACTTGAATGTTGACGGGCAAACGTTAACCATAGTTTTCATTGTTGCAGCCTTAGCATTTAAAGCATACAAACACTTTAAACGCTAGACAACTAAGCTCGCTATTACAAGTAGCGAGTTTTTCATTATACCACTCAATACACGAAAATGAACTGGATAAAATACAGCCCATAAAGCAAAAAATACATTTATCGATTACGCCCTGCCAACTGAATAATCTTGTCTGCGTCCTTATTCATTGTGCTTTCTGGACGTTCCTTTAACAATTTAGCCAGCCATTGAAGCAAATCAATAACTGTCTCCGTTGCTACCTTGCGTAAAACGCCCTTAATACCAGCTACTATAATTCCCTTCATTAGTGCCTCTCTATTGTTAATGTTGCTATTTTCTTTCCAATCAATGCCGTTAATTGATCAAACGCATTATGACTATTTGCTACGCCCAACCATTTAAATTATAAAGAATAATATTTACCGAATCATAGTTGCTCATTGAAAACACCACGACACTGGCAAGCAAACCAAGTAAGCCATAAATTACAATTCGCGTAATTAATGGATTCAACTTACACCCCAAAGCGACGATAGAAATATTCGGTTATTTTTGAAACATAACCTGATGTTTCTTTCGCATGACGACCCGTGATAGATGGTAAGCATTCCATTATTTGCGAATACTCCATACCACCATCACAAACCTTTTGAGCTTTATATAAATTGCCTCGCCCAGCGTTATATCCTGCGAAGCCAAGCTTAACCCAGCTTTCAAATGTTCGATTCTTTGTTTGCCACCCGTTGAATTGTGTACGCATATAGTAAGCCTGAGCTTCAAGCGCATAGCGAGTATCAAACGGAGTGCTGTCCTTAGGCACGACACCAGCTTCAATCATATCCTGCCATGTAGCAGGCATAAACTGAGCGCAGCCCATAGCTCCGACTGGTGATACAGCATTACAATCAAACGCTGATTCTTGCTTAACTTGAGCCCAACCAAGCCCCCATGGTACTGACGGATTGTATTGTGACCAATAAGCCTTTATCAGCTTGTCATAACCCGAGTACGCCTGACAAAAGGACGGCAATAGCAAGCAAGCGACCACCAGCATAAAGCGCAGTCGCTTTAGGGCTGAGTAGTATTTTTTCCAAAATTTCATCATTAAATGATTTTCCAGACAATCGATCAAAACCACGCGGGATCAGAAATAACAATGAAACCGCAATAAGCAATTTGAAAAATAAATAATAAATTGGTAAAAACATTAACCTCTCCGTTCGTAAATAAGTCGAAGCAAGCCCAATGCAACGCCAGCAAGCCCAACAGATAAACCAATTATTGTTGTCACGTCCGAAACTAATAAGACATAATTCCCATTAAATATATCTAAAATAGGTGAGCTTAATAAACTATTCGGATTAGCAGACGAACTATATACAGACGCGCCAACAACTGAGCCGGATGTTACACCCGTAACTACATTTGTTGTATTTGACATGTTAAATCTCAGACATAAAAAAAGCCACGAATGCGACTTTGTATAACTAGATATTAAAATAACCAGCTTAGAAAAATACTATAGTAAAGTGTCCCAACTGTCAAACGAGCGAGGTAAAATAAGTGAACGATGATTTTTTAATAATATTCTTGGAATCATTCGACTATACCCATATTTAAAAGAAACCTCCCGAAGTGAGATACTATTATATGCACCAAGATCGCCAAACAAATTAATTAATTTTGAAATTGCAAATTCAACCGCTTTTATTGAAACATTGATTTTTTCCGAAATCTCCTTATTTGAATTGCCTATCATTATTAAATATAAATACATTTCCATTTTTTTAGTCAATTTTACAATCATCATATCACTGCCAACGACGTAGGAATTATCACCTCGTGACAGCATTGCACTCATCAATGGCTTTGATAATACGCTCATAAGTGTTGAAACATGCCACATGTGAAACTCAACACCTATGCTATAGCCACTTGGGCCCGTCATTAATTTTTTGTGCGTAACGTATGCATCATCTCCATGTGAAAAATGATTAACATCCAATACAAACTGAGAGTTCCCAGTTTCAATCACAGTCATATCCTGCTTTCGATACTCATTTGCAAAATCAGATGTACGGCAATTCATATCTGAATCCTTCAATCCAGCAATGTCCCGACCAACCATATTTACTAATTTTTTAAATTTATCATTCCCATAAATAAATATACCACACGTACTTTTTATACCGCATGGATGCGATTTTGTTGAATAGTGGAATTCAAGTGCACGAATAAAGTCATCATCAGTCATAATATATAATATCCCATACGCTAAGATTCGAAAAACTAGGGTAATACCCTAGGGAATATTAAAGCTATAACGATTAAAATATACGAAAGTGAAAACAGAGAAATTCGCCATGATGAACAATGATGCAAAAGAGTTGTTTTTTTTAATTAAAAAAATTGAGAAAAATATTAGCAATCAAGAAATCAGAAAATTCATCATTGAAAAAACAATGAAAAAATATGGCAGCGAAGTTATTGCTGAAATGATGGAACACACTGCCACATTGACTATGAAAGAAACCTTGTAATGTTAATAACAGCATCTCGTTCATACCCACTCAATATTAAGTGCAATATCTTGATGATGAAATCATAATCATGACGATTATTGAAATATGTTGTTTTTGGCAGCCTCAAAACAGACGCACGCAATCTGCCGCTAAAGATCAAAACACCTGTATCAAGGCATTTTTCACACCCCTTTCCTTTACATTGGCAAAAACCACGAACATGTTCTTCCATGGCTAATTTTGCAATACGAACTGAAAAATCATGACTTACATTATCACACACGCTCATAGCGACTCGCGCCAGTTGCAATGCTAAATAATTAAATGATTTTGGATCGGTTGTATTACTATACGCATAAATAATCCAAGCGGTGGCATCTCGGCTCAACCCAGACAACGCAGCCGCATAATCACAAGATGTATATAGCGGTGTCCCACCTCCCATTCCAGTATCAAACTTAACGGTTTTAACTCCAGCTTTGCTAATGCGCTCTAATACTTGATTATGCATACATCAGTTCCCCTTCTAACTCATTACACTTTCTTTCGTATTCCTTTCTTATCTCAAACAAGTCAGTTACATCATATTTCACTGGTCCTTGGTACAACTCAAGTGCTTCTACTCGCTTTATACCAATCTTTATAATTAACGCCAGTCGATACGCAATACGATTTCCCGATGCAAAGCCACTATTACAATCACGGCACTGAGCATGAACATTATCCTCATTAAATCGGAGTTCAGGAGCCGCCCCTTTTGATCGGTAATGCCCAGCATCCATTTCTTCAAAACGAAAATAACGGCCGCAACTAGGGCATGGTTCGCCATAATCTCTAAGTCGTATAAATCGGTTGAAGTACAATTCAGCTTGAGTTGTTTGATAGCTTCTTGACTGCTTCATACAAAACTCATTAGCTGATTTACAGCATTTTCCGCTTCAGCTTCATCGTCAAAAATCTGAAAAAGACTTTCACTCCATACAACGTTAAAGCAACCTTTATAAATCTTATTGAAATCTTCCTGAGCCAAATTTTCAAAAGAGACAGACCAGGGGCGTCTAATCACACCACCATTTGGCAATGTGACCGTTTCAAAAAAACCAGCGTCAACCATGATTTTATGGCGATAATTATCAGGACACTTATATGCCTCTGGATCAGCACGACGTGAGCGCTTTCTCGCCATTCGGTCAATCACATGCTGAGCTATGTCATTACCGAACTGATCGAACAACTCTGGCTTACCTGCTTGCTTGCAGAACTCACGGGCAACTTCTCGCGCAATCCAATCCTCTGGCTCACTAACTAACCGCATATACGGAGACCAATACATAAAACCAAGCTTCATCAGTGCAAAGAATTTACGATGATGCTTCAAGTTTCTAGCCTTACTCTTCGGTTTAATCGCCACGACACGACCAGTAAGATTCTTGGCTTGTTCCTGATCTTCATTCGTTGCATAGCTGACAAAACCACCGCCACCAATAACAGCTAAAATCTCATTGGGTTTTGTTCGCTTTTGAATTGATTGAGTCATCCCCATAACTCCTTTTTACGAGCTTTAATCTGGTCTAAAACACGGCTACGTTTTGCCTCAACCATTTTTGGAGATAGCTTTTTAGATTTAGGCTTTGGCAGCGGCTTAATTAGAAGGTCATCAATGGGCTTATTTGATTTCACTTTCTTACACACGATTTCGTATGAGTATTTAAAAAGCTTGAAAACATCACGCTCGTTTTTTTTGCGGATTGCAGGTTTACCAATTTGATCGAATGCAGCTAAGGTCGGTGCTGGTATCTCATTTCTAAATCCAGCCATGTAGATTGGCAATGATCGAAATGCGAACTCTGCATCAGGTAACAAAAAATCATCATTCGAATGACACCACGAAATGAATTTACCTACAGATGGGAAGAAATCAGATTCTGAGGCCCTCGCTTTCTTCAATCCGCTTTTGATTAGTACCAAATCCGTCACATCAGCCTCAATCAATCCCTTCACCCATGAACGCTTTGCATCATTGAGCTCTGTTTGATTGTGAAAGGTATTACGCCACGCAGGAAAAGCCGCGCATAATTCAGCAAAAATAAAATTGATATGGTTTATTGCATCAGAACTTGTTACTCGAGGGACTGCCTCATGACGACTATCGATCTCATGTTGTGTACCGTAGTTTCTAACAATCGGGTTTTCTTGAGTAAGCTCGCTTATTGATTTCATAGCTACATCCCTAATCCGTTATCAGCCCAATCCTTGCTGTAAATATCGATTTCACCTTGGCGAACTGGTTTATTCGTTCCCATCTGAGCAGTAAGTGTGTCCCACTGCTTACGTAATTTTTTAGGGCACTGGATATTCTCAGCCCAGAAGTGATGTTTATTTGCGAAGTTGAATAAATCGCAAATATCTCGATATGAGTATTTTTTTGATTGATTCATCAATCGAATATCGTTAGCCCATTCACACCAATTTGGATCAGGCGCTACAGGATTAACTTCAAGCACCCGCTTGTGAATCCACTGAGCCGTTGTGAGGTCATCAGCCCTGCCCCATTTCTTTCCTAACGGAGTTTGAATAACAGCATTTGGCTTGAGGTTGTCGGCAGAAGAATTCTGCGACGAAAATAGCTCTGTAGTCTCTGTTGTATTCTCTGTTGTATTCTCTGTTAACAAGTGATCAATCTGATCACTTGTGAAGTGCGCAGATTGATCACATGTGAAGTGCGCAGATTGATCACATGTGAAGTGCGCAAGTTGATCACCTGCAATTTCTTGTTGTGATTCTTGCATGTTGTCAACTTGATCACATGGGCTACACAAGGAATACCAAGCTGTTTGGTCCATTTTATTACTGAAAAATTTCCAACTTAACCTGTCTGACTTTATGTATTTTGACTTCTCAAGTGACTTTAATACTCTACGGATTGTAGGGATTGACCAGAACGGAAATTCGACCTCCCACTCATCAGCAGTTTTATGCATCCATGCTTTACCTTCATACTCATACTGAGCACGATCAATCCAATAGCTAATTTGCTGTAAAACTATCGCTTCATTCAAACCGATTTCACTAGCTAACCTAGGATTTACAACCAAAGGTTTATCAACAAAAAGTAATTTCCTTATGTCATGATTTCTTGACATTGTTAATTCTCCCGCGCAAAGTAATTGCGCAATTTAAAATGATGCGACACCCCAAAACCGTCTTCTGCTAAAAGGCGGATTTTTCGTATTCTCTTTGTGCTTTCAAGAGATGGATGCACATCCCCTTAAAGACATCTACTCGCTGACCAGCAATAACTAGCGTCATAATTTTCCCGCCACCTCTCACCTCAATTTCAATAGGAGCAGTAATCCGGACACGCTGCGTTACCGAATAATCAAACTCATTGATCTCACCTTTTTTCATTGCTTACTCTCACTTTGTTCAGGGTATAAATCGATCAATAAATCCTCAGCACTAACACCAATCAATTGAGATAAATGAAGTATGTGTTTTGAGCTGGGTTTGGTTTTCCCATTCATCCACTTACTCAAAGCCGCTGGCTTACAATTAAGCTTTTCTGCTATTTCAAGGCGGCTCATTGACTTATCAAGTTCTTTTAGTAATTCCATAAATTTCCACAATTAACCAAAAACAATAATAAATTAACTAAAGTTAACTTAAATGTTCCTAGTGGAAATTGCAAGATAAATGGTTAACCATGTATAGTATTTCCAAGAGGAAAACACATGAACCTAAATACATTTGCTGAGCGTACAAAATGGGCAAGAACGCAGGTTAATCCTGCGTTATCACAAAAAGCTCTAGCCAAATTAATTGGCGTAACACCAGCTACTATCAATAAAATAGAAAGCGGCGCTCTAAAGAGCACAACCAAGCTTGTTGAGTTGGCGGAGTGCTTAAACGTTGATATAAACTGGCTTAGTACTGGGTCTGGCTCACCAGAAAAGAGTACCGTAAAACTATTAAAGCTAAGTCACCTTGAAGACACGCTTGATAAGCTTGGTTTGAATGATGACGAGCTATTGAGAGTTGAGAAAGCAGCTCTTGATGAAGCAATGAAGATTATTTTAGAAAAGAGATAACATTAAGAATTGTTGAAAACACCTCACTTTGAGGTGTTTTTTTTTGCTCGTATAAAATCTTTTTGGAATATTTATTACCCAAAGTATTGATCAAGGTTTCCATTTGGAATACATTAAGCTTCGTCAACACGACAAAGCTCTTTAACATTACGGACAAAATTTTTAAATCATGCGCCCTGCTATCGTGGCGCTAAGTTCTTTACCGAATGAAGGTAAAGAGTAGTAACGAAAGTAACACGGTCGCCCGTTACGGTGTGGTGACTGAGCTGGTAGCCTCACCAGTATCTTAGTGGATTAGAGGCAATCAATAAGCGCACTGATCTTTAATTGTTATTAGTTAGTGCTACTAGCAATAGTCCTTAGTCAGAGTTTGGTTAGTGCGTTTATTAATTCTAGTGCCCACATTAAGGGGTCATTAAAGAGCGTTATCCAAACACCCCATCAAGCGATCCCCACCGCTAACTCCAAAATATTGCGCTCTTCTTAATGACTGCCTTGAAAGAGGGAAATCATGAAATACGTACCAACTCAAAACGGTTTATATCTCGTTTTTTCTAAAGGAAAGTTCGTGTGTTACGCACCACAACTAACCAGCGAGGAAAAGCGCCAAATCCGAATGCATATTCTCATTAAGAAACTCCTTAAAGAAGATAACGGCAGTCACTTAATTTAATTCCAGTAACGGAGAAACGCACATGGCTATTAAGCATTTCATCGCATCTTGTCGCTCAAAAAAAACCAAACACCCAGATGGTGAAATCATTATTAACATTCCAGTCGTAGCAAACACTATGGCAGAGGGTAAACAGATTGTTTGGGGTGAATTAGCCGCCGCAGACGAACACGGCAACTCTGAATACTTCCAAATTCCAGCGCTAAAGAAAATCACCGAAGAGGAATATAACGAGCTTACTATCGTTGATGAGTCGAGTGATTTAGAAGCTGAAAACGAAAAAGTAGTTGAAGATGATAAAGAGTGGCCAACCGTCAATAGCTCTGGATTCTATCCGAAAGAAACAGAAGGCTTACTTCGAGCATCATTCACGCTAAACGATAACATTGCGGAAATTGCCGCACTCGAAGCAAAGAAAGATGTTTTTGTTTACGGATACCGTTACATGTCAGGACCGCAATCAATAGTTAAACCGACCAGTCATGATAATGGTGAATACCCTAACATTGAGGAAGCCTTACAAACCGCAGTAGAAACCATCAATAACATTGCAGAGTTTCAAGCTGAACACGGAGCAGAAAGCGATCAAGCTTTTGCCAACGAGGTTATGAGTTACGACTTTGAAACGGAAATACTCAGCCAACTTGAAATCGATGATGAAAGCGAAGATCAACTAAGTATTGATGATCAAATAGGCTCAACACTTGAAGGACAAATTGATATTGATGTTTGCTTACTGCAAATAACAGATTCCCTTTCTGCTCAATTAGCTGTTATAGAAAAAAAACCTAATGAATGGTTCTTTTCTTACCAACTTGAAAACACCGAAGATAGAACTAAAGATAAAGGCAACGTTAGAGATTTTTCGATAGATGCAAAATCAACCCGAAAGAACGCAATTACCCATGCAATGGGGATGGTCGGAAATTGGCTTTACGAGTTAAAAGAAATGCAAGAAGGCATGAAGTTCTTTAAACGAAATGCTGTAGAAACTTTTGATACAAATATAAGCCATCAAATTGTTATTAACTTAGATAAAGCGGGATCGTTAATATCAGAAGAAATGCAGCGAAAAGTAAACAGCGTTGCAAAGGTATTTAAAGAAGCTCCAGCTTACACCCCTGCCACCATTTGGGAAGAAAGAGCTTACGGGATATTAACTGGATTAGATAAAGCCGATTACTCAAAAGAGCAATACGAGGAAATGGGCGAAAAGTTAATGGCTGTATTTGGTGAGCTTGATAAAAACATAGATGTTGAATATGCAATAAAAGCTTTTGTTGATACTGAGTGGGACGATGCAAACACAGCCGTTAAAACGATGCTTAATCTTAGAATGCTCCGCGCATTCGTTAAAGATGAATGTATTAAAAAGCCAGTTAAAAAGCATGACTCACTTTGCATCACAAGCGTTGGAGATACAGACAAACCCGCCTCCAATGACGATACAAAACAGGAAACGCCACCGAAAACAGATCCTTTAGGTAATCAGGTTAAAAATGTAAATGACAAACCTGACAACGAACAACCTAAGGTTAAAGTGGAAAAGCCGGAAAGCTTACCACCAGCCAAGGAAAAACAAGTTGATCAAGAGAAATCGCAGAATACAAACGAACAACCGCAAGATCTTAAACAAGATCCACCAGCGGAGAACGAAAGCAGAAATGCAGAAACGGAAAAACCAACAGTTATTGAGCTCTCCCCTGAACTGATTGAAAACCCCAACATGGGCTTATGGGCAAAAGGTTTTAAAACAGACCTTAATTTTACCAAGCTTGATAATAACAATCGCCTATCAATAAAAACCCAATACCGAATACAGAAAGCGACTGAAATATGGGGGCCAGTTGGTATTGGTTGGGGTTACAAAGTCATACGTGAATGGACAGTGCAAGGCGCTCCAATAATCATGAATGGCAGTATTTCAGAATTATTTACTCAAGTTCATAAGTGCGAAATTGAATTTTGGTACATGCACGAAGGTGCTAAAGCAACGCTTACCTCATATGGCGATACCAAGAAGCTCTACATGGCGCAAGGTGGTTATTTTGTTCATGACGATGAATGTGAAAAGAAATCACTCTCGGATGCTTTAGGTAAAGCAATGTCACTCACTGGTATATGTGCCGATGTTTATCTTGGCTCTTACGATGATACGACTATACAACACCGCGCAGAAGTAGCCCAAGCAGCTGATAAGCAAGTTCGCACGATAGAGCAAACGCAAGAAATTACGCAAAAAGCTCTTACCCAAGCAGGTGGTTTTGTCGAAGAAATGAAAACCGCGCTTAATCTTTCTGAGATAAACATTCTCAAACAAAAATCACTGGCAATATTATCAGCCCTACCTACTGGTACTGACGAACAAAAACAAAAGAAATCAAAGGCTATTAAAAATGTGGATATTGCCTTCAATAACGCCTCTGAAAACTTGCAAGCCGCCAAAAAGGAATCAGTCGCATGAGCAAAGAATCTATCTACTCGATAACCAATGAAATTCAGGAATTTTTGTTAAACGCTGAAAAAGAAGGTTGGGATGATCAAACTATTGCCGACACGCTTATGGGGCTTGAGGGACCACTCGAAGATAAGGTTGATAATTATCTTAAAATAATCGCTAACAAAGAAGCGACAGAATCTGCCTTGAAAGAAGAATCCAAAACGCTCAACGAACGCTCAAAGGTTTTCGGTAATGAATCAAAGCGAATGAAAGGTGTATTACTTGAAATGCTTAACAAGCTCGACAAGCAAAACATAAAAGCCCCACACGGTACGATTGCAAAGCTAAAAGGACGAGAGTCAGTAAAAGTCGATAACGATAAGATTGACGATAAATACTGGACTTACGATACGGTTAAAACGCTCAATAAGCAGCAAATAAAAGCCGACTTAGAGAACGATATAAAAGTTGAAGGCGCATGGATTGAAACCAGCCCTGAGTCGCTATCTATCCGCAGAAAGTAAGGTGTTTAATGACTATACAACTAAGAATGGAGCCTCATTTGTGGGGCTCTTTTATTGAGTTTTTGAAAGCTCATAAGTACGAGGTTGTGAAAAGTTGCTCAACTAAACAACCTTATATTATTAACCACGTAGAAACCCCTGAATTATCACACTTCATTGAATTGAAACATGGATTGTGGATTATCCCCCTCGGGCTTTATTTCAAAGCTCTTGAGTTCTACAAATCCAACAAACCCGAAAAAGAAATACTCATACAAATCTGTGATTATTGTATGTATGAATTCTGTTTGATAGAGCATAATTGGTGTTGTCCTAAGTGCTCAACAAGCAACGTTCCCTTTTAACTCATGAGGCTAATAAATGGTAAAGCTTCCAGTTCTAAGAGGTTACAGAGTACAGCAAAAGAAAAAAGCCTACGCTATCCGCAATAAAGTCATAGATGCTTTCCCATGGGAACTCAACAAGCAAAGTGCTGACCTCATCCTTCTCGAATTGATAAAAATAAAAAATCCCACGTTCTTCATTAAGAATGAACATAGCTTATACAGAGGTGAAATCGAATATTGCCTGAACCAATATAAAGGAATGGTGAACGATGGATAACCAAGAACTTAACGACCTACGCGAACGCTGGCGAATAGTGATAACTCAAACCTGCAATGTTATTGGCTGCAAAGATTGTGATTTAAAGTGGGATGGAAGTTGTTCTTCAAATGAACTGCAAGAAAGAATCATGGCTATTGAAATGAAGGACTATGAATAAAAAATACGTCACCGCCCTATCAATCATCTCTGTCTTAATTTGGCTATCCATAATCAGCTATATGGCGATCAATTACTATGAAGATAATATCGATACAAACTCAACCCGAACTCTCTCACACTTGCGATAAGTGCCGCTGTGTATACGACCTTGGTGTAGAAGGTTTCAAGTGTCCAAACTGCAATGATTTCTACATCCCGTTCTAAGTGCAATCACTTTGCCTTCCCTCGAGGTCGACCAGGGAATTATTTTGCTATCACTCAGTCATTCCTGCAGTAACCGGTACAAACTTTTCTGCAATCAATAGGTGTTATATGGCACTCACTCTCAGACCTACCCCCTACGAAGAAAAGCTCATTGAAGATATTAAGCTGATCACCGATGAGAAGTCATCAAGCAAAGCAATCTTAAAAGGCTGTGCAGCTTTAAAGGTAACTTTGCGCGAACTTGAAGAAACCAAATCCCAGCTCTTTGAACAAAGGCAAAGAGCCAATAAATCAGAAAGAATACTTTCCAATATGCAACGCTCAATTAAGGATGTGATGAATTATCATGACTAACAAATTAGAACAAGAAACCTTCAAACCTCTGTTTATTTCCCGCTCAGACATTTGCGTGGTTTTAGGCATGAAACCAACAACTCTAGATGCTTTTATTTATCGAACAGAAAACTTCCCAGAGAAAAAAGGGAGAGGTAAATATTCCAGAAAACAATTTGATGAATGGTGCAAAAGTGAAGGGCTTGTTTAAGCCCTTCACTTGTACTGGCTCATATACGATTCAGATACTTTGATTCTTATAAATTGACGACATCAGACAAATTGTAAAAAATATATCGTCATATAAAATAGACGTCCCAAGCTTGTTATCACTGGAAGGTTTACTCTAAGTTGCTAAAACTCTTGTATCTTAACAAGCAGTGATGATCAGAGACTAAATTTAGGTTACTTCACGTTGAAAGCTTGCCAATGGATGAGCTGTGTTGAGTTTATAACTACGTAACTGATCTACTTCTTGCTGTATTGCTCGAAAGTGATTGGCAAGTAGAGAGAGAGCTAATAGCGCACTTAACCAACCAATTGGAGAAATGGCTGCTCGGAATACTCTATTGGCAATAGCGAATAAATGACAAAGTATCCTTGTCGCAGCAATGTAGACTTTAGAGTATGTTCGATACTGTGCCATATGCGTTGCAAGGATGTCGGCTGCAGCATTTGGGTCGAATATACAGTGTTGATCAAAATCTATCTCCTGACTGAGTATCACTGTGCCTATATGGCTACTCTGGGCTACCTGTCCCTGCAAATAGTGCAATCCTCCCTGAACAATATCGATGACGCGCACAACACAGATATAAGCCTCTCGGGCTTTATTTGCAATATAGCGAGCCAAGTTGGTAAACAGGTTGATGGTCCTCTTGACGACTCCCGTTACTATACGAAAAAGCCACCGAGCAACCCGTTTTACCCCATCCCAGATGGTACTGGCGATACGCTTTAGCTGCTGAGAGAGCGCATTTTGATCATGCTTGCTTCTCAGTAGGCGTTCAACGTCGCGCTCAAATTTAATCTCATCCTCACTCTCCCCATTAATCACCTCGCTAGGTTGTTGTAAATACATATTAAACTGGGTAAATAATTTGAAGCTGATGCTCTTTTTCGCCTTTGGTTGATTTTCTCTGGAGTTGGTATCGCTCCAGAAGTCAGTAATCGCCTGTTTTAACTGGTTGGCACTTTTTATTTCTCTAAATTTTAAATGAGTGAGTCTTTCTGACTCGTTTGCTATGGGTTGCACGTCGTAGCCACTTAGCCAGAGTTCGATACGGGCAACGGCTTCCATTTGTGGGTAGTATTCTCGTACCGTACGCCGATAGTATTCCTTGATGGCGAGTTGGCTGAGAATGACATCAAAACCAAAGATCAATTGCAAAAGCGGCATACTTAATTGGTTAGGGAGAGATGTGTGGATTAACCCTATTGACTTGGCAAAAAGTACAAAATTTTTTAGCGCTTTACGGTAGCTTGCATTGTTGCTTGGGTCGATTTTGGTGTTTGGCTTTAGCCGATGCTTTCGATTTGGGGTGGAATCAAAAAAGCCCATAGTGTAGAGGCGTAAATAAGTCGCACGCTGCACAGCACTATTAGTAGCTATATCGAGCCGATGGGAAGGGGGCACCACCGTCCCTCGCCAGCTTTGTAGCCATAAGGCTGGATCTTGTTCGTTTTCAAAGCTTACTAAACTATCCAGCATACGCCAAGACTTGGGGCCGAGCCAACCGTCCGAGCGGGTACCTATCTCGCGCTGGAACTGTTTGACAGCGATGATAAAGTGCTCATCTACTCTACAGCTGGAGCTGTTACATAAGTATCCGCGCTTTAGATAACCAAGTGATATCAAGCGTTGTCGCACCACTTTACGGTAGGCGGCTGAATCCATCTCGTTGGGGGTGCCGATCTTTACTGGTGCGCTGGGATCAGGTAACTGCCCTTTTGCCAGCGCGTCGTCTAGCTGATCCCCTAGCACCTCAAGTGAAAATTCATTTCTCATCGCAATACTCTATTACTAGGTGCTATATCGTCGATACATCACCAATAACTCCCATGATCATTTCAACGGTGGCATTACGGTTCTCTGCCCCAATATCTATGAGCTCAATATGCGCCTGTTTTTGTTCATCGCTGATATCTTCATCGTAGAAGGTTGTTATATCACCATCGATTTCCACATGCGTACTGGCAACGATTTTTAGGTCGATATCTGGGTTATCCTTGGCTTTTTGTAGCACCGTTTCAAAGTTAACATTATCTAATGACTCCCCACTTTGCAGCGTGACACGACCTTCATAAGTGACAACATCCAAAGACGATAAATCCTTGATTCCTTCAGCCATTTTATCGAGTGCCATTCTAAACTGTCCCATAATACTCTCCTTGCTTTATGCTTCTATTTATTGACTAGGTACCGGTCAACTACCTGCCAAAGAGGGGTGGATATAAGTCTATTAAGCCTTATTCATTTTATCTGAACACTCCCTAAAAAACGGTGTTCCACTGTGCTAATGTGGCGTCTAATTTTTACTTCTTGTCTATTGTGAGTTTCTGCATGGCACTAATATGGCAGATGAAAAGTGCATAATTCTCACACCTAGCCTATACGCATACCAGCTCATCAGGTGAATAGACGCGGTTACAGTTACGTACCAGCTCCGCTTCGTGGTCACGACGGCTCAGTAATCCATCAAGTCCACGTCCAGCCCATAAGCGCTTCATTTTTTCAATCTGATCTGCGATTGTGGCGTAGTCTTTCACTGTGACGGCATCACGAATAGCACGCATCTCCCTACGACTGTCTCCTTTCATGCTGCTCCCGCGGTTATATACCAGTGAAAGTAGGGCAACCTGCGCGTCGGGTTGCAGCTGCGCTAAGCCGGGAAATGCTCGTTGTGCTCTTTGGCAATACGCAGGGATGGAGGTTTCGATAAAAACATTATGGGCAGCGTGATAAGAGATCTGTATGTGAGATAGGCGCGACAGAGTACGCTTCGCTCGGCCTTTTTTCTTACCACAGACTTTGGTGAGTCTATCTAAACTGGATGCGGATAGCTCTGTCTGCCAGTCAAAACGGAATTTGTCTGGAGTGACATAACCGAGATCATACCCAATACCGATAGTGACCCCGGAGTCTCCGCCCGGCCAAGTTGGCGATTTAAGCTTGGTCTCATAGTATGCAGGCGAACTGATCTCATAACGGATGATGTGCTCGATACCGGAGAGTGATAACACAAACTTCACTACACCTCCCTTATCCATCAAAATAGGCTTAAATGAGAGACCAAGCTTCTTCTCTATCGCGGTGAGGGTTTGTGGGCCGAGGACACCGTCAGCCTCCACCATTAACTTACGCTGTATCTGCTTCAACCTTTCCATGTTAGTTCTCAGCATCATCGTCCCTCACAGTGAGATAAGCCTATCGAGCACTATCCTGCCCACCGTTATTGGCGGCACAAGATCTTATCCATTAAATAATAGATTGCATCAACACTCATAAAGTAGGTCAAAATTTAATTGAGTAGCAAACTTATTTTTTACTTATGCCAAATAAATATAATGAACGACCAATACACAACAATATGCTTACTGTAATGATAAGTAACAGTCTATCGGTAGATGGGGAGACAATATGGCTGGAGGCAACGGTCACATCACCAGATCTTCGTGCACTGAATCAAACTAGCATAATTGCAATGCCAAAATGTACATTACGCGCTATCTCACAGAAGTAGTACCATTAGTAAAATTGGGGGGGCTTGAAGCGTTAAGCTACATATTTATGCTACTTTGGGTATTTCTTTGTCGCATCGCCGCCGGCACAAATCTAGACAAAAGTGAATATACAAAGGTTCGACGTTGATCTACTTAAGTGTAAAAGTAATAGGTGTGTCCCAATCTTCAAGTGGCTTATCTGTTTCATTATCTCTTTCCCGGCATAGCCACGCGCGCACTTCCACCATCAGTTCACCTTCCGTGTTTGTATTTAACTTAAGTGTCATAAAGTGCTCTTTGGTTCGTTTAAAGAGATATCTCAGATCAAAAATGTTCGTGATCTCACTCTGAATTAACCATGCTATGGTGATAGACTGAGTCAAAACTTTGGAACTAAAGGTCGGATGGTAAAAAAACCATTGTTAAACCCCCATCCTTCATAATTTTCATAAAAAATATTAACTTGAGTTTCACTTAAATAACCAAAACCCACACCATAATGGCTCCCTTTATCTGGCCGGGTAACTTTTAACTTATTCAAATAAAACTCCAGTGTAAACATCTCTGGATATATAACATTTGATAGAACATAGTCCTTATATTTGTCTTTTATTTTTACCATTTCAATACTTGCTTCACGCTCTGTACTGAAACTCTTTATAACTATTGTAAGATCATCATTCTCCATACCTTCTATTTTATTGCTATATACATCAAGCCTCTCTTTTTTTGGGTGTTCTTCTATATCATTAAGAGCAAAAAGAACGACATTATTTGTATAATATCCTTTATTTACACCACCTCTAGGCAAAACAGTACCAATCCATATTTGATCGATATAATCATCATTAATATACCCCTCTGAGTTAATTGCAGTAGGGAAAAAATCAACCACACTCTTATTACTGTATTCTTTTAACTTACTTAGAACCGCCTCATTACTATCATTCAAATATAAATTCAAAATAAACTCCATCACAAGAATGTCATTATACCATCTCCATGAAAACTTAGATTTATTTAACAAACTAGAATCGACACTATTAACTTCATTTAAATACTCCCTAGCCTCCTTAAGATATGAGTCACAATTTTTCCTTTCTTGATACTCACACAAAGATAAATTATAAAAAACCACACCAAGTATAGAAATTACCGCACTTCTACTATAAGGGATTTCATTGATGACATTCTTATATATATCGATCTTCTCAATTATCTCATTTTTACTCGATTCGTTTGTTAAACTTATCTTACTTGCATCATCCATAAGCCCAGGGTAATTATTAATATATTCATCCAGTATATATATAACTCTAATCAAATGTTTTTCAGTTATTTTATTTTCACTTGAAATTTTTTCAATCCCTTTTATTGATACAAGTTCTATAAATTTATACGCTTTTAAAAAGCTATTTTTATCATAAGGCTCAGTGTTAGCTAATTCTTCACATCTAATTATATTTTGTGGTAACAAACATAAATCTATTACATCTTCAGCTTGTACATTATAAGCCAAAGCTAGAGAACACAGCGTGAATATTTGCTTAATTATATTCATCGTACTTATTACCTTTAAGGGGTTGGTGTTACACTTTGCGTGACTTTACCTGAGGTAGCTCTTTGTTTTTGACATATATTTAAAAGCTCTTCAACATCATTGAATTTTATTATAACCAAGCTTTCAGCAGTATTATATATAATCTGAAAAAGTAATGAGCCATCATCAAGTAAAGATTTAGCGCTAATTAAAATATCTTTATTAATTTTTGTGTTAGCTTTCACTTGAATCCCCTTAGATGTCGAGACAATATCATCCTCCTTATTATCAAATGAAATTGATTCATATGTTATTTTGTCAGTTGGCAACTTACTACACTGAGTAACAAAGTATAAATTACCGATCTTTCCTAGATTAGGTATGACCTCCTTGAGCTGTCCTATAACTTTTTCATGGTTCTCATCAATCTTTTCATTAACAATCTCATTAACCTTTTTGTTTATTTCTTCTTCGGTATTTTTTACATCTTCTGAAAGAAGGTAATATGATGAACCAATTGAAAAAAATAAAATAACGAACATTGCTAGTGCACCTTTAATATATGCACCATGTGACTCAAGGTGACCATATGAATTCATATAATTTGCAAACATAATGGTAAGCATACCACAAACAGAAACGCCCAAAAGTAAAACCCCGATTGGCTCAAATACATTTCTATTAAATTCTTCCTTATAAACATTTGTCACAAATAATAAAAGCAGAGAAATAATCAAAAAAAGCACAAATGAAATGAAAAATAAAAAATTTATTCTACTTTCTTCAATTGAGTACTTTCTTTTTTCATCTGGAACAGTTACATCAGTTGCTTTTTCACTAGTATCGTTCATGTGAGTCATATCTATTAATACCTGTCATAAGATATTAGCTCATATATCCTTACACGCGATAGAATAACACCTTATGTCTCAATAATCATACACAAAGATCTAACAAATCACTCTCGAATAAGATGAAATGTATTAAATATCAATAATATAATTACCATTAATGCGATAAAGTATATTATCAAAACAAATAATGACAACGTTTTATCTGTTACTAGAGCAAATTAACATTTGATGCTCTCTCGTTCTAATAAATACCTTATTATAAGGGAGAGTGGGTCAAATGATGATTTGGCTAACTAAACAGTAAAATCTAGATAACTTCAAAAGGGGCATAAACCTGTTTGTGCGAGTGCATGTAACCTGTCAGGTTTAGTCAAACCCTGACAGGTTAAAACTCAATTAATCCGCTTCACTATTTATTAGAGAGTTATGATGCAGATCCTAGCTGTGAAATGTGTCTTTGGTTACTTAAAAAATCACTTACTTTCTTTTGGATATATTCACACCATATGTCATAGCATTCACGCTGTTCTTCTAAATAATCATAATCCACATAATGCGCCATAACACCTTTGTGGACTTTATGACCTAGCATTGTTTCACTTACGTAGGGCGGAAACCTGAGTTGTTCCCATGCATTTCTCGCTGTTCTACGCATGTCATGATTACGAGTTTCTGTGTAACCTAAACCTGACATCATTTGGCCCAATACCAATGATGGTCTATATGGCGTTTTTTGATCAATAGGCTTATCAGCAACAATATAATAGCGAGGGAACATATATTTAAAATCAGGAGCTATATCTATTTGCTGCCTAATGATCGACTCTGCCATTTTAGGGATAGGACGAGTTATTTCAGCTTCTAGCTTACTCCCCATCTTGTTATTAATAACTGGGACCGTCCAAACCATTTTATCAAAATCGAAATGTGACTTTTCAGACAGTCTTAGCTCACTAATTCGAGAACCAAAAATCATAGTGAGTTTTAATAAGTTTTTCATTGTCTCATGATACGGAAGCGTATCAATACAAACCCACATGGCACCAATTTCAACTTCGGTAAGTTTACGCTTCACTGGTTTACTTATTTCTCCAACATCACGTCCCTTTAAATGGTTTAAGTGATTTTGCTTGAGAAAACCATGTCGAATACCGTAATTCAAAACACTCTTTAGGCGGTACAGCAAACGAGTAGCATGTTTTGCCCCTGCTCTTTCTCTCTCGATCTGAAACATACGCACATAATCAGAAAGCTCAATGTCACCAGCCTTGTAATCACCAATATGAGGAACAACAGAGCGTTGTAGCAAACTATTTATACTTTGCCATTGTTTATTAGTTTCCATCAGTGAGTGTTCGACATAATACTCAATAAGTGCCGATATGGTTTTGGGTGAGTTAACACCAAGTTTGATGTGATCGCTTCTCGGGTCGATGCCTTTAGAAACTAAAGCCTTGTATTCATCACGTTGGTCTTGAGCTTCTTTGATCTTCATGGCTGGATACTCCCCCAGCTTCACCCGAGCAGGGGCACCATTGAAGTTATATCTAAGAACCCAAGTAATTTTACCTTTAGGACTAATGCGAATAGATAGCCCTTTCCCATACGCAATTTGTGGTGCACCGCTATATGGTTTACCTACAGCATTTCTCAAAAAAGCATCTGTGATATTCAT